GTTTAACAAAGTTATTATCTCTTTTTGCTGGATTCCAATATCTTTCATCTTTTTGCATTTCTTGAAGCTCTATTTCGTTAAAGTTAGATGAGATATTTGTTTGCTCAGATACAGAAGGATCTTTCATAGCTTGCATTATTGATTCTAATGCAATAATACCTTCAGCACTTTCACACATACGCTCTATAGCTGGCAATGCTTCTTCATGAAAAAATTGATTAGCAAACAAAGACGCAGCTTCTATTCTTGATTCAAGGTTATCACCAAGCTTACCTGCTTCTGCTTCAAGATCTGCTTCTTCAGGCAAAGCACTCATATACATATCAATGCCTTTTTTAAACTCTTCATGAGTATATCCATTTTCAAAGCAATGATCAGCCCAAGCTTTTAATGTATCGCTTTCAATAGCTTCTTCTTCATCAAGATAATCAGGTAACTCATACTCACCAACACTTGCTGGTACACCTTCTGATGCTTGCTCAGAAAGCTCACTCATCAAGCGTTCTCTTATATCATCTTCTTTTTCACCAAGCTTTGATTCCAAAGACTTATATGCTTTACCAAGATCTGCTGGATCACTAAACTTTTCTGGTAACCATTCTGGCCTTTCCGATTCTTGCTCTTCTTGTTGTGGCGTTTCTTCTGTTACAGTTTCTTCATTTGTAGCTTCTTCATCCATTTTTATTCTCCCTTGCTTTTATTTGAGCCGCATGATTTGCTCTTGAAGAAAGCAAACCAACAATAAACCTTTGTCCTTCTAAATGCCTTAATTCATCATTCGAAACATTAGGTCCATTAGCAACATCTGTTGTAATAGACTTTAGATATTGCATTACAGATTTACCTGTCGGTGATGTTAACAATGAACTAACATCTAAACTTATTCTTTCATCAATATCTTGTGGGCGTTGAACACCGTCAATACTAACATAAGATTTTTTACTCAAGCTTTACTCCATAGGTTGTTGTGCTTGAGCCTGACTTTGCTGCATTTGCTGCATTAATGCAATCATTTCTTCACGTTCTTTTTTATCTCTTACTAAATTATCTGGAACGCCAAACTTTTTAGCAAGGTAAGTTGCTGTTTCTTCACTATTAATTAATATGTTTACAGCTTCTGGCCCAAATGCCTGATTAGCTAATTCTAAGAAGCGAGACACAGATCCAATGTCCTGATTAGCTTGAGCCTGTGCTAATGGTGAAATAGATTTAACTTTTACTTCTCGACCATTAATAGTTGGTATTTCAATACGTCCCTGTTTTTTAAGAATATAAACAACACGTTGTAATACTGGCTGCACTAATTCTACTTGCAGCCTACCAAACGAAGACCCAATACGTCTTGATAAATCTGCCATACGTTCAGCTACCTCAGTAGCAGATGCAGGAGTTTTATTAGGATCTCCAAGCATATCATTATATAATGCACGCTTAATATTATTCTGCGCTCGATCTAAATTAAGTTGAGCAACATCAAAACGACTTGCACTTGCTATTGGCTGCAATCCTGCTGACCCCATAGCTTTAGGAATAATAGTCCCTGGAACAAGATTTATTGTATCTGGATTTATAATACCATCGTCTTCCATTTGGTAAATGCCAGAGATAGCCATCTGTGCATTCTCAAGAACTAACTCTACAGTTAAGTTAGCTGTTTTGATTGCGCTCAAAGCATTGAATAGTGGGCCTCGTCCATAAACTTCACCAGCACATTTAGACCAACGAAAACAAATAAATGGGTTAGAACCAACGCCCTGCATATCTCTTTTCATTAATACTGACTTTGTTGTCATACATATTGCATAATGTAGAAAGGCTGACTCATTAGCTTTAGAGTAATCTCTACAAACTATCTCTAATACTGTTGTTGTTTGATCAGATTGATTTTGCATAAAAGATTGTAGTTGGCTGTTAAACTCACCTTTTGGGTACAAAAGTTTTAACTGATCATATCTTATATATTTTCTTTCTCTAAACACATGATCTATTTGATCATCTGGACCAGTGTCTAGTATGACATGAGGCAACGGTATAGCTGAAAAACGTATCGGATTTATTGAATCACCTTCTTCACATACTAAGACACCAGTACCAACTGCTAAGTCCATAAAGGACTCATGCACTTCTTGAGCAAAGTTAGAGTTCTGTAATATTTCAAATACATACTCAGTAACTTCTTCAAGTTCATTATTTACAGTATCTCTGTCTTCTTTTGGAGTTTCAGAACCTGCTGTAAAATCTGCCCATCTAGCAAAGTTAGGAACAAGACCTGATTGCAATCTTGATGCAAACTCTTGAACGCCTACTACCGCAGTTTCATCAAAGATCTTATCATCACGTCTTTGACCAGATACTTCGTAATAAAATGATTCTCTTTGTGGCAATGCATATTCATAGCATTCTTCGAATACATCAACAAAGTTTGTACGTTTAGCTTTTGCTTTTTCGTAGCGTTGCAAGTACTGCTTTGCAATCGGATCAATCATTATGAAAACCTACTATAATATCCCTGACCACCAGAAGTTGTCTGAAGTAAAGTTCTTCCTCTAGTACCGCCTCTTCTTCCACCTTTCATCAGTGCCATAAGACGGTCATCTTCAGTCATAGCTTTTTCTTTTTCCATTTCTAAAAGCTTTTTGCGTTGAGCTTCTTTTTCCTGTTCAGCTATAAGCTTTGCTTGTTCAGCAGCTTCCCTAGCTTTCTTTTGCTCCTCATCTATACGAGGGTCTCGTTTTGGTCTACCACACATATAAAATCTCCTATGTTAATTTTCTCCAAATCAGAGAAAATAATAATTTGCAACGCACAATTATAATCTAGCCCAAAGACCTTGCCTTCTTCCTTTTGTAGATCTTTTATTAAAGACATCAAAGTTTCTTGGAGCAACAACAGGTTTAGATTGTGTTTGATTATTAAGTAAAGCTCTACCCTCACCTGCCCCAAGCATCATGTATTGTAATGCATCATGAATATGGGAATACATATTTTTGTCTGGCTTATCTGCATATCTTTCGCCACTTACTTCCATACGCTTATATTGATAGCCACCTTCAAAACCTTTGATAAGTTGCTGACATCTTCGATCAATTAAAAATGCTGGCTTGCCCTCAACCATCTTTGTAAGCTGGGAAGAAACAGCTTCCAAACGAAGATCTACAGAGTTAGAAGGGGCTGGGAATGCCCTCAAGCCAGCACCACGCAGAATATGAAAGGGAGTTGATTCATCTGTCTGCGCTCTAAAGTCCCCAGCAGGATCGCCATATATGTATACCTCAGATGCTTGGGAAAATCGGGAGGAGATCTCCTCACGCAACACCTCGGCAAATCTAACAATCCCCATATCAAAGGCCACTATCTCCGACTGGACGAGCCAGCGACCTCTGATCTTTTGCCCAAGCGTTGCCGCTGGGGTAAGCCCAAAGTCTAAACCAACATACAACGGTGCGCCAGCCGCCACCGCTATTTCTTCTTTGGCTATGTGTACCTCTTGTGCAAACATTGGATATATCGGCTTTCCATCTTGGATAGATCCTAGCCTATTCATAACATAGACATCAATCCAGCTTTTTGTTTTACCTCTTACTAAATTGGTATAATAATTGTTTAACATATGCTTTTTGTTTTCAGCATCTTTATTAGGTTTGTAATCAGCTATCTCACCATCTTCATCTTTAACTTCTAGCATTCCACAAGGTTGTGTAAAGAATCGCCAGTTATCTGGCTTGACTAACATCTTAGCTTGCTCTCTTGGAATATGATCAGGGATTGGTACTTCACCTGACATGATAGGCCACCAATGATCTTCTTCAGGGGCGTTAGTATCACATATTACCCCTGTCCAAGATGGACCTCCATCACGCATCGAAGGATAACGACCAACACGCATAGTACAAGCATCAATAATAGACTTTGGTATTTCTCTTGCTTCATTAATCCATATACCTGTTAATTCCAAAGATAGAAGCTTCTTTACATCCTCTGGTCTATCTAATGCTAAGAAGATAACCTCTAGCTCGATCTCACCTTTTTTGATGTTATGGGTGTATGGGACTGACCAAGTAAACTTTCCCCAGTCATTTTCTGGGAACCAGTCAAGCCATGTTTTAATAGTTGTAGTTCGTAGCTGTGGGTTTGTGTTTCGTATAATAGCCCATCGTGACTTTCGTTTTCCGTCTGGGGCTTTTTTTTGTTCCAAAGCTCTACGAAATACTTCAACGCAACATCCTACTGATTTACCAGATCCTACTGGTCCTCGAATGCCACGAAAGAAAGTATCATCTTTCATAAAGCTTTTAAGGACTTCACCGTCTGGTTTATATTTAAAATTGACCATTATTTATTAGATTGCAGGTCTTCCATTTGTTTTAAATAACCTTGAAGTCTTTCTCTTTTTTTACCAAGGTCTGATGCAGATGGCTTGCCTCTAAGCATTCTAATAGCCCTTTTAGCAAAAACTTTCATATCATTAAAATTACTCCAAGACTTTGGACTTCTTTTAAGATTTTGTTCATTAGTTAAATTTTTATCTTTATAACTTCTTTTACTTAAATCTTTTCTATATGGATTTGTGCCAGCAGCCATTTCACCTGTTGTTAATTCCATATTAGATATTTCATTATTTATTTTTTTAATAAGAGTTTTTACTCTTGATTTATTTCTCATTGATGATGCTTTTGCCATTACCTCAATCCTTTATCTACTCCAGACTTAATCATCTTCTCAACGACCTCTGGTCCAATGTTTTCTATTACATTGTCTACCATTTTATTAGTAACAAAAGATTTACCATGCTTGCGATCAAAGTGTTGAAAATGTACTTTCTTCACAATTCTTCGAAGCATAGTAAGTTCCTCTGCCTTTAAAGTATTTACAAAGCTCACTGCTCCCAAGCCTCATTAACATCAGGCGTAGAAGGATCGTCTGCTTTTAAAGTACCGTCTTTGTTTCTAGCACGTTTCTTTTTCTTAGGTTGTTCATTAGTCCACTCTAATCTTCGAGAGTCTAATGTTCTTGTTTTACCTGTGTATGTTTTACCAGCAAGTTCATGGGTTTCCCCATCATATAGCTCCCCAGTACTTGCAATCATCCAGCCCATAATTAACTCCTATATTGTTTTACTTTCCTAGCAATCTTTTTCGGTTGAGCCACAAACTGCTTACCCTTAGCCTTACCCGCTCGTTTAGCTCTGGTTGTAGCTGCATATTCAGCATCACTAAGAGCAGCAATAGCCGCGCTAGGTAAGTACCGTTCACCTGTCTCACTAGACTTCTTCCCAGACTTGGTGCGCCACTTCTGTTTTCCCCAATTTAGTAATGACTTTTGCGGCTTTTTCACTTGTATCCACCACCACGCTTTTTATATTCCTTGGCAAGCAACTGCGCCTTTCGAGCAGACCACTGACCAGCAGCCGTACCATGTGTAGCTCTAGCTTTAATACGCTTAAACAAAGTCTTTCTCATATTAGGCTTTGTATAATTACCTGCTGCATTTACTGCCATTTAACGAGACCCTTTCTTTTTAAGCCCCTCAAACCCAAATCTAGTTTCTGCTTTTTTCTTAGACTTTAACATGTCAGTAAGTAATTTTAACATCTCATCCCTAGTTAAATTACCAATCATATCACTTGTTTTTAATAATGTTTTCTTTTTATTCATAGCTTCAAACTTTCCCTTTAAACTTCCCTGCATCTGGATCTGGAAACTTATTAATTTTTTCTAAGAGAATATCTAGCTCTTTCTCTTTCTGTCTTCGAAGCTTTTGTCTTTCTCTTATCTTTGCATTCTCTTCAGGAGATCCACCCTCCTTAAAACTAAAACCGCGCCCAATGTATTGACGCAGTATCTTTAGATTATCCCTTTTGCTACTTGATCTAAAATCAGTAAATGTATCTAGTTCATCCTGAAGAACCTTAATTCTAGCTTGTATCTCTTCAAGACTATCTTCTCTAGTCTTTGGACGCAGTAAAGACTTTGGTTTTTTAGCCATTACTTACTCTTTGCTTTTAGTATCTTTCGCTTCAAAGCTGGCGGCAGTGTCTTTTGCTTTCCAGTCAACATAGTCTTCTTCTTTTTAGCTGGTCTGCCAACCTGTGATCCATATGTTCCCTTACCCATAGGCATTATGCTTTTCCTTTCTTAGCTTTGTTTCTTCGGCTTATCGCTCTGGCCTTTGCCCTTGCGTCCGCTTTGCTTGAGGCTCCCCACGCTTTTAAGCTGAGAAGAAGACGGGTTGGTCTTCCCTTCTCGTCTC